TAAATTACTAACAATATCATAATCCTCATTATCTTCAGTATCGTGGTCGCCTCCCCATATCAACTCGTGTTCACAGTGCCAACAATTCATTTAATTATCTTCTTCGTTTTCATTTCTTCCTGGTACAAATAAACTTCGAATTTGTTCTTTGATAACCTCTACTTGCATATCATGGTACTCTATACTAAGACTACAATGTTGCTGTATATCTTCAAAACTTTTACCGAGTTCAATCCAATTTAAAATCTCATTTAAAATTTCAATTTTGGCTCTGTGTCTACCTTTAGTTTTTTCTAATCTTGCTCTTGTTCTAGCTGCAGGTTCTTCGGTCATTTATTAAACTCCTCTTCTTTCATTGGTTTAGTTTTTTCTTTTTCATCAAACATTAACTCATTATACATGTCTAATCTTTTTAAAAACTTATGTTTCCAGGATCTTAGTTCAGCACCTTCTACTTTAAACTCTTGGTAATAAAGATCAGGCGTGCATACCATGATAACTCCCTGTTTAATTTGGGAGCCATAGACATAATCGTGTGCCATGGCGTATGCTGCAATTTGCATGTAATAATCTTCAATCCATTCTTCCCTTTTCGGACGGTTACTTTGTTTGAAGTCGACAATAGTCTCCATGCCATTATGGCTACATACAAGGTCTGTAGAGCCCGCGTAGAGGCCAGGATAGAATAACGTGACTTCAGAGCCATAATATTCCGATACCGGTGCAAGACCGACCTCCATAATTTTTTCGGCCATGGGACGCGCCTGGCATCCGAGTTCTGTAAGATCATCGTAACCAACGTCCGTGATATAAGATTCGAGGAATTTATGCATACTGGTACCCCGTGCACTAGATACATTTTTGATTCGTTCTGCTTCTTGTTCACCGACTTTAGCCTTCCATTTTTTTATAAAATCTTGATTTTTGGTGGCTCCTAATACAGTAGTCACACTGGGAAGTCTATAAGAACTTATCTCGTAAACACGTTTTCCAGTATCGGGGTCCGTGATCTGTTTACCGGACATGTAATTGTATTTACTATTCTTTTTCATGGTCCATCTCATCTAACATTTCTTTGACAGATTTACTATCAAAGTAGTCATCTTTCTTTTTATTTCTAATAACTTTAGATTTAAATTTAGGTGTCCTGACTTCTTTAGCCACTGGATTAGATCCAAAAATGCGGTTCCACGACTCTTCGTAAGCTTTGTTAGTAGGTCTACTTCTTCCGTCGTACTTTTCTTTTTTCATAACTATTTTTTACTTCTTTTAGTTCTGTCACCATATAATTTTTGCCATGACCAACTCGTCAAATACGTTGAGTAATGATATATTCGTTCAAGTATGTATCTTTTCATTTTAATTTCCAATCTTTTTTACATAACGCATTTCAGTTCCTGCTTTATTCCAAGAAGTTTCTATTTTATTTCTAGTGTCATCTTTTATACTCCAACCTCCATCATAAGACCCATGTACTAAACCATGATAACTGATATCTTGATCACATATATCAATGTCACCTCTGTTACATCCATTATCGGTGTAGACAAAATAATCTTCGTAGTAAGGTCCATCTCCTCTTCCACAATGTTGATGTGTTCCTTTTTTATAATCTTCTTTTTGTCCTTTATCTGTTCTAAAACATCTACCGCCTATAAATGAATATCCTCCTGCATTTTTAAGATTTAGAGTTGAACCAAAAATAACAACAGCATCATAGTTATTATACCAACCGCTGTTATGTATTTTTTCCTCAACTGATTGTGCATAATCTGTATCAAAATCTTTTAAAGTTTGATAAGGTTTTATTTCAACTAAAATTTTTTCGTCGTTACAACCAAATATTATTAGATCGGGTAACCATCCTTTTACGTCTTCTAAAACAGGTTCGTATTCTATATTCCATCCTAACTCTTTTAAAAATATGTAACGTTTGCATTCGTTTTTACTTCTAAAATAAGCACCTTTATACATTACCTCGTGCGCTTTTATTTCGTACATTATTTTTACTTTCCAAACCAGATGTTATTTCTAAACTTATCTAGTTCTACTACATTATCATCTAAGTCCTGTATCTCCGGCTCATAGTGATCAATGACGTTTTCTATTGCATGTAATTTTACAATAGCATAAGGCCAAAGTTTCTTACAAACTTGTAAGCAATCTCTAAATGTACATCTCCATCTCCACTGTGGTTTCATACCTTTAGGGACCTTCTTAGGTCTTACAGTGCCCACCATCAACGTCTCATGTACAAGTTCTATAACATTTTTATCAGTCATAGATATCTCCATAGAAATGCGTCTACAATCGTATGTACCAGACTTTTTCTTTTCCTTATATTTTTTATAAGTCAGACTACCTTCGCCATCAAACAACCCTGCAATGTAAGCTATGTCTAAATGGTAATTACTATTCATTTTTATCTTTCATCAAATGTTTTATTACGGTCGTATAAGGATTTGGTTGTAAATCCCTAGTGCACTGAGTAAGCAGGACCGATGCCATCAAAATCACCATTGTCCTCATAATCATATATTTCTCCTTGTGATTCACAATCCCAACATTGATGGATCATGTCTTCTTTATCATAAATACATGCAACTTTTACATAACCATTACCTTTACAGGTAGGGCATATATAAACTTTTTTAACTTTTTTTGAATTTGCCATTGTATTTTTTTGCTTTCTCGTTTGCTAGTGCTGTAATTGTTTTTGCTACGGATAAATTAGCATCTTCAAAAATTAATTTAGATAGCTTACTTAAAGTAGCGTAAGTTTCTTTTGTTAGAGAAACGTTCTTATATTTAGTCATATCGGTCATATTAATTGTTTCCTTTCATTGTTAAGTTTGATATATAGGTAATTTTATAGGATTGTCAATGACAAAAATAGTTTTATTTATGGTTTTATGCAGCGGGATTGCAAACAACCAATGCAAAGTTATCCCGACTCCAATAGATTTATTTGAAGATTATAGTAGTTGTGTATTATATGGTTATGATTATTCATATAAATTGATTGCGGGATTTGACCCAGAATGGACTAACAGTATGGAAGCTTATACTAAGTTTTCTTGTAAGGTTGACAAAATTATTTAATTTTGATATGCGTGAGTTCTTCTCACCATATACCTATCCCCCACACCTCTTTGGGATAGGTACATTTTAATCTTCTTTACAGATGCAGCCATAAAAATTACCGCTGCCATCATTCATTACATATAGATTTAAACTATCTACATAACTTGTTAAGTTTATTTTTAGTATCTCGCACAGATCCATGCAATTTACTTTTACCAATAACAAGATATGTTCCGTCATCTCTTTTGTTAATGGCACTAACTGATACAATCCGTCGTTCTGTATTATTAACTCCATCAGCCCACTCTTTTACTTTTTTAAACCAAAGATCATAAAGATATTTATCTTTGTTTTTGTTGTACTCGTTTGCTAACTTGTCTAGTTGATCTAACGTACTCATTGGTTCTGTTTCCCCAATCTATTATGTTTTTTAATCCAGGTGCTTCTAAAGTCATCTCCACACCAAAAGGACGCCATGCCTTTTTAATTAAATTAAATTCAAGTAAAAGGTTAGACCATTGACCTTGATTGGTACCATTTACTTTTATTGTTATTTTTTTTTCTTTCATATTTTCCTTTCTTTTTTTTAACCTAGCCAAACTTTCGTAAGGCTAGGAAATCTAAAAAATAACCTTTATAAGAAGGTTGAGTTTAATATAGGACATCAAAGGATATTTGTCAACCCTGTCCTTTATATCTTTTTTGTGATTTTTGACGTTTTTCCGCCTTATTTAAAGATTTTTTATGTTTCCGTGGTCCACGTTTTTTAGGTTTATCTCTAGGTACAAAATGTGTAAATTTTTGTTTAGCCATCTTTCCATTCTTTTACGAAAGGTTGAATTTTTTTATCCAAAGGTGTTGCGATCACGGGTAGATAACTTATCTTACCGTTGACGTGTTGCTGTAAGTCTGCACCACAGTTCATGCATCTATACAATTCATTTGTAAGTCCTACTAACATAGTGTCTTCTTCACATGTTGGACAAATACCTTTTACTATTTCTGCTGATACTTTCATTATTGACAACTTAAACACTCATCGCTATCTTTGTCAAGGTCTGCGAGTGCTTCTTCTTTGCAGTCCTGGCTGCAAAACATATCTAATTCGTCTTTAGGTTCGAATTCTTTTTTACATTTATTACATTTTTTCATTA